ATCATAGTTACCCCTCCATTGTTGGCAGCAAATTTTACAGGTGTACCACCTGGTATATTTCTATAAGCTGCAAATCTATCTACTTTCGCAGAAATCTTTTTCTTTTTCTTAACAACTGGTTTTTTCCTAGCAACTGGTTTTTTTCTACCAACTGGTTTTTTCTTAGCTGGTGCTTTTTTCTTTTTTGGATCTGGCATAATATGTTTTTAATAATTATAATTAGTTTATTTTTTCTTTTTGCATCTAACAATACATTTCCCATTTTTATCATAAACAGGCCCTGGTGTCACAGACAACGTATCTGAAGGATCACCTTTCCTAACTAAAGCGTAAGTGTTAGTGTTTTTCTTTCTATCCCAATCTATTCTTTTTATGCGATAGTTAGGATACCTCTGTTTTACGCTCTTAATTCTTTTACTTCTTTCTGATAATTCTTCTTGAGCTTTCTTAGTATCAGTAAACTTTCTTACTGGTTGTTTTTTCTTTTTCCCTTTGATTGGATCTGGCATAGCTTACTTTTTTTTCTTTGGTGCTCTCCTCATCTGTGGCTTATTAGACTTAATCGGAGCTCGCATTCCGGGTGAGGTTGGTTTTCTTTTAAGTTTTCTACTAGTAGCTCTTAGCCCTGTCTTAGGAGTTAATTTTCTACTAATAGCGCGCATTCCTGTTTTCTTTGGTTTACAGTTGCTGCATTTTTTAGCAACACCTTTTTTGCATGTACATTTTGCCATTGTGAAATAGTTTAAACTACAAGGATAGCCCCTGTTGAGAGGCTATCGTTTGCAGCAGTTAATAATTATATTCTTTTTGCTATACTTTGATAAATTTCAATACCATCATCCGTCTTAAAGAATGCAGCTAATGCTGAGTAAGGATTTTCTCCAAACGGTACTGTCATTATTTTTCTATTAGTAGCTTTCCACATAAAAGTTCTTTGGTCATTTGCTAATTCTAGCACACCAGCTTCTACAGCTTTTACTCCTACGTTTCTAAGTTCGATGTTTTCATCATTAGCTAACTCCAAAAATAATGCTGGGTCATTGATTGCCATGATACGTACATCTCTTCTAATTTCTTTTGATTTCATAGAGCTAACAGCGTTACCTACTTCTACTCTCAAAATTGCTTCTGCTAATTCTATTTCCATATTTGCAGCAGCGTTTGATGCTTCTAATTGAAGATCCATCCAGTCTAAATCATCGACTGCATTTTTAACTTCATCTAACTCTTTATAAATCAATCCATTAAGTGGGTGATATAAAGATAGTAATTTTTGCAGAGCTTGCTTTGCTTTAGGTACAACTAATGTTCCATCTCTAAACACGATATGTGCTAATGTAACGTGACCTTCTTGTTCATCTACAAAGATTGATCTTTGATTGGTAGCATAACGAATTTCTCTCTCGTAACCTTTTTGTTCATCAAACCATAACAAAGGACGCTTCTGCGTATGTCTGGTTGGTAATGTCATTACTATTGGAGTTTTTCTAGTTGCTAAGATGTATACTCTGTCTTTTATTTCCCAAGTATCTTTTGGAGCGACTGGTGCAGCTTCTTTTACTTTTGCTACTACTGGTGCTTCTGCTTCATATGAAACTGTTTCTACTTGTACTTTTGGTGCAGCCTTCTTTGCTGCGGGTTTTTTAGCGGTTGCCATGATATAAAATATTATAAGATTGTTAATAATTAATTATAAGAGTAATAACTACCCCCGAAAATTCATCGAGGGTAATCATCACAATATTTAAACTCTAGCTAGTTGCTTTGAACTCGATAAAGTTGTTTGCTCCTTGAACACATAAACATCTTTCAGAAAGCATTTGTACATTCATCTCATCGATGTCAGACGTTGCAGCTCCTACAGATCCAGTGATCCAAGATTTCATTTTTCTGTTATCAGCTTCAGAAGCTCTATAACGTACGTGTAAGAAAGGTCTTGAGATGTTCTTACCAAGATTTTGGTCGTACACAGTTTTTACACCTGCAGGAATTAACATCCCTTGTACATCACCAGTTAAACCTCTAGTAGCAGCATCGTTTAAGTATTTCCAGTCAGTCTTGTAGAAGTCATAAGAACCTCTTCTGAAACCGTTGAAACCTAATTCAAGAGCCATTCCTTCTTGGTTACTGAATACTCCGTAAGAAGTACCACCAGCTCCATAAGAATTAGCACGTGCTAACATATTGTCGATATCTAAAGAAGTACCTCTATCTAAATAAAGCATGTTCTCTTCGATAGCTCCTTGCTTATCTAATTCACCTAAGATTAAATCAAACTCAGCTAATCCAGTTAATCCAGTTGCATTGTCAAAATCTTGGTCGTTAAATACTAAACCTCTTGACTCAACAGCTGCGAATAAACCTTCAGTACCTTTTACTGTAAAAGTACCACCAGTTTGTGGGTCAGCAGCAGAAGTGATAGATACAGCTGCTTTTTCAGCTTCAATCATTTCCATTTCTAAGTAATCTTCGAAACGCATTCTTGTTTCGTGCTCACTCTTTAAGTACCATAAGTATCCAGATGCTCCATTCTCAGAAGTAACTTCTACCCATCCAATCTGAGCTGTGTCAGATCCATTGATGCTGTAAAGGTCCTTAATGATGATAGGAGAGTTAGAAAACTTTTGGAAACCTGCTTCTAAAGAACCTCTTTGACCAGAAGTACCTTTTCCGAATTCAGAACCAAAAACGAATACTGATAATTCAGGATTAGCTACTGCTACGAAAGATGCAGGCCAAGTTGCTGAATCATATGGGAAAGCCTCGATAGAATCAGCAGTGATAGACTTAACAAAAGCCTTAACGCTAACTGGTCCTTGAGAAACCACTATTGTTTGATTTACTTTGATTGCGTGACCTACTATATCGATAGTGTTGTCAGTTGCATCATTGTCTGTTGCGATTACTGCATCACTATAAGCAATATGTAATCTACCTTGCTCACTCCATACTACTTCATCAGAAGCCATTGGGATTTCAGCAGAAACCATACGTAAGAAAGATCCGATAGATCTGTTACCATAACGCTCTACTTCTTTCTCATATACTTCAGGAAGAAATTGTTGTGTGAAATTGAAATCATTCGATCCAATCGCCAAGTAGTTACCGTTAAATAACGTTTTAGTAGGCGATGGAGTTAAAGATGCTGGAAAAGCACCACCATTTGCAAAACTCATAATTTTTAGTTTTTAATAATTAATTTACTGATATGTTTTAAATCTCAGTTTGCCAGGGGACTTTCCTTTTTCCACTGCTACAACTCTTGCTTTCACTCCGCTCGTAGAAGGAACACTTTTACCATGACTCTTACGGCCATCCATATCGATGTTCTTTTTATTAGCTGAAGATGTTTTTACCGCATCTGCTTGACCTTGTTTATAGAAATGGTCTGCAATCGCGTCAGCATTCATTGCTGTGAATAGCGCCTTATGATAGCCTTTCTCATCTTTCAAAGAACCTTCATCGCCTAAGTACTTCTTAGTAAAGTTCTCGATATTTGATTGTGCTAATTTTGTACCTTCCACATCTTTAACGTTATACCTGTATCGTTTTTCACCTACTTTAAATTCAAAACCTTTGAACTCTTCGTTGAATAACTTATTGGTTTTATCCGCAAAGATTGTTTGCTTCTGGGTACGGCTTGTAAGGTCCGCTTCCTGGGCTTCACTATGTCTATTAAAGAAATCGACTGCCTTCTTTTGATCCGGCGTTAGCGAGGATCCAGCTTTGATTTCATCATAGTATTTATCTTTCTGACTTTGTAAATGCTTCTTAGCTTTTCCAAGGTCTCTTTTCTTATCTATTAATTTCCTCTTCATTTCACGATCATCCATAATGTCTTCATCAACATCATAAAGATCTTCCATTATAAGATCAATTTCATCAGAATCTAAACTAGGCTCTAATGCTTTGTGGTATTCACGTAGTACTGCTGCGTCATCTAAAGTATCTACATCAACGTTTAGCTTGACATAGTCTTCAATAGTACCACCAGTTTCATTAATGAACTCGACCAACTTCTCGACATTTTCAGGGAGTATCGGTCCAGCGCTATCCTCTGTACTAGGAATAGTAGCTTGACTTTCATTGTCACCTTCTTTGCTTTCGATTGTAGTGTCTTCATCAATCTCGGTTATTTCTTCTAAAATAGAAATTTCAGAATCGCTATCACCACTTTCGCTGCTAATACTAGCGTCATCACTAGACTGCTCAGCAAAATCATCAATACTACTCCCACTAGTGTTAACTGCGCTATCGCTACTATTTTCATTTTCGCTTTCTTCGCTATCAGCTTCAGCTGACTCCATATTAACTTTAGTGACTCCATCTTGATCGGTGTTATCTTGTTCGCTAGTGCTTGCAGGTGCATCTAGATTTACCTTGTGTACAGTTTCTTGTACATCAGCAGCTTGGAGATTGCCCAAGTCTACTTTCACGACTCCGTCGTCATTGTTGTTTTCCATGATAAAATATTATAAGATTATACTAATTATTAATATCACCTAGGTTCAAAGGAACCTAAGCCAATTCCTCTATTTAAAGAGTCATTTCCGTTAGACTCGAATTGCTTCTGTCCTGTTTTCTGTGCTTGCATTTGTTGTTTCGACTGTTCTTTAAAACCCTCTCTGCTGTCTTTTCTATCTTCCATATACGCATCTTTCATAGAAGGTAACGCAGTCGCTTGTTGTAAACGTACGTTTAATTCATACTCATAAGTCATCAACTCTTTCTTGCTTTTTACTTCTAACTCTAGTTGTCTTCTGTCAATCTCTTCTTGAAATTGCATCGTACTTTGTTTAGCTTGCTCAGCTTGTTGCGCTTTTTCTATTTCCATTTGCGCAGCCATTTGTTGATTTTGTTGATTAGCTTGTGCTTGTGCTTGGATGTTTGCTTGTTGAGCTTCTTGCTCTCTTTCAAACTTCTTTTTCTTAGCTAATTTTAAAACTCTATTTGCTGTCTTTAAATTACGTACTTCTCTAACGTCGATAGCATCGTCTAAATCTATTAGATTATTTGCTAATGCTACTTGTATGTTATTTTCTAATATTTGTCTTTCTTCTTCATCCGGCGCGAATTCAATTAAAATTCCAAAATCTCTAAGGTGTAACTCAGATAATTCATCTAAGATTGAAACATCGTGTGCACCTATACTTTGTATCCATGCGTCTCTCATCGGGTGATACTCTAATACATCTGAAATTCTCAGTGTAAGACAATCAGCCATATATTGAGTGATTGCTAACATACCATCTTGTATATGTCTTGTAGCCGTATTTGAATTAGCAGCAGCTAACTTTTGAACACCTACTAACGCACGAGCATCAGGTGTAGTACCATCTCTTGCTTCGTTTAATCCGGTCACATCCCTAATCATCTGTAAGTAATAGTTATACGTAGATATTAAAGATTGTATTTTATTATTACCTGATCCACTTGATACTTCTTGAATTGGTACTTTACCTGGATTCATATCTCCTTCACCAGTAAATGATCTACCTATAATTGATCCTGTTTGAAAAAACATTTTCATCGCCTCAGCAGGATTATAGTTTGTACCATTACCTAAATCAATTTCTGCTAAACCATCAGCATCAATATAAATACCGTCTGGCATCATTCTAGATAATACTTGTTGTAACTTTAAATGTGTTACTTGGATCATATTAGCAAATCCAGTAATTCTACTTACTGTACTTTCAATAACACCATTATACATACGTGGTGCACAAATACTATAATTCATCATTACGTTTTGTGTCGCTGCGCTTGGTCTTACTTGATTAGTTGCAACATCCCACTTCAATATTTTATTAGATCCTACTACAAATACTCCTTCGAATAAAACTTCGTAAGGGTCTGTAACTCTAGAATAATTCACTTGATCTTCTTCAGGTGGATTAAAATTAGAATCTCTTTTAATTGCTTTGTCACCACCAGATCCAGTCTTCTTAACTTTGTATACATCTTCTAACATTGTTTTATACTCAAAGTATAATAACTGTACTGAGTTAGAATCTACTTCATTTCCACCACTTGCAAATGAATTAAACTGTTGTGCTGATTGCACACCTTGTTCTTGTATTTCTTTTAATTCTTCTGGTGTTAAATGTGGGAATTGTTTTTGTAAATCGTTTACATGTATTGTCTTAACTTCTCCTGCATAGTATAAATCAGAAAAGTAAGGATCATCTGTAGCTGACCATATCATATTAGCAGGGTCACAGTATTCTACAACAATACCTTCAGCTTGTGAAAATCTATTTCTAGCTGCACCTATACCAATAGTAGTTAAATCATATATTACTCTTTTAGAAGTATTACCGTATCTGTTATCAGCAAATATTTTATTGATTGCTTTTTCTTCAGCTACTTCCGCAGTATCTTTATAAGACATTTCCATATGTAAATCAAACTCGTCTTGTGACTCAGGTAAAGTCTCAGGATTGTTCTCTGCTAAATCAACTCCAAATGCTTCTCCAGCAAATGCAGTTAATTCTCTTGTATCCATATCTCTCAATATAGATTCCATATATTTAGTCTTCTTAGTTACCCCATACTCATCAATCGAGGATGCTTTAACTTTAAATGCTCTTTCTGAAATACCATTCACAATGATATCTACAAACTTAGGGATAATAGGAACTATTTTCCAGTCAAGATTCATATAAGATAAATCACCGTCAACCGCTAACTCATCTTTATACTTCTGTGTAGATTGCTCACCTCTTGCGTATAATCGCAAATTGTGAAAGTTTGACTGGTTACTAGCGAAACGATTTGTATTCGAATCTGCTCTAAACCACTCTTGTTCAATTGCTCTTGCAACCTTCAAACCATAATCGCTATCTAACTTTTGTTCGTCTGTAGCAACTTGACTCGGGAAATAACTTTTTATAACTGACTCAGCCATATTAATTGTCTCTTTTGATTATTGTAGAGCTTCCTCCACTTTGATTATACCTAGCTATACCTAAGCTTATTTTCTTTACTTTTCTTTCAACTGCAGGACTATACAGATTTCTGTTTACAGCCATACACGCTAATCCTGAACTTATACTCGCATCATACTTTGTACGATTATTAATATCAAATCCTACCCAATCTTGTAACGTCCTTTGAAAGTACATGTTACCAAATCCACCTTCTTCTAATTCACCGACGTGTTTGTCAATGTAATATTCTAAAGCTGCAGCGTGATCTTGTTTTACTTGTTCACCAGAGTTTGGTATTCCACCAATTTCTTTTTCTGTTACTGAAAGTTTATTCCAAACTTTATCAGGTCTATTCATTGAAAATCCTCTGTACCCTCGTTTCTTTAAATGATAAAGTAATCTAGGTTTGTTATTCTCTGCTAATATTGGCATACCATAAAATACGATTGCCATTAGTATATCTTCAAAAAATATCTCAGCAGTTGGTGGTCTCGATATATATTCTAAAAAGAATGTATGCGGAGGTGCGTTTTCCATACTAAACTTAGTAAGTCCGTGCAATGCTCCATTCGACGCGTTGTTACCAACAGTACCTGATATATCATAACTATCACACCCAAATGCTCCAACATGAGTATTTCCTGGATATTTTATTCCATTCTTTATAATTACTTTGTTCTGTAAGTTAGGATCTGGAGTCCATGATATCTTAAATCTTCCTTGTTTACTTGGTATAAATTCTACTTTAGAATCTTTAATACCATTCTCCCATTGGAAGTTTCCTTGTGTTACTAAACCTTGATACTTTGTGCCTTCATTATAATCTATCTGTGCATAAAGCTTTGTTAAGTTAAATAAACTATTTTTAGCTTCATCTCTAAATGCGTGTTCTTCGTATCTTGGATATTGTCTGTAAAATTCATTTAATCCGTCTTGATCATCTTTCAATCCTTCTACTTCATTCTCCCAGTGTTCAAGTACACCTATTTCAATCTCTGAATCATCTAGAGCAATAATTGGTGTTTGTGGGTTATCAAAGACAGGGTGTCCATAAGAATCAATGAATCCTTCGAAATTCCATTCCATAGGTATGAATAACGAATATAATCCAGAGCTTGTCTGTCCATTGCGATTTCTTCGGGTGACATCAGACTGTCCCCATAATTTTTTGAAGTTGCTTCCACCTTTATCTAATGCGTTAGAGGTAGATCCCATCATACACTTTCCTATGATCCTACTACCAAGACGTAAACAAGTTTTTGTTACACGCCAGTTGTTTAAAATGTTATTTGGCTTTTCCCACTTTCCACTTTCATCATGTACCAATAATCTTAGTTTTTCCCCATCATAACTGTTATCTCCTGTGTTCTTCCAGTCAATCGTAGTATCAAGCCCTTCCATAGAATCCATCATAGCTTGCTCAGGACTTATTCCTCCTTTTGCTACCATACCTTTCTTAGTAAGCTTAGTTGCAGGCACTCTAAATGCAAGTTCTGTTTTCGGACGATCCATACCATCCTGAATTGGTTTAAAGTAAAAAGGATAGTTAAGTGAAATTGGAACTACCTTATCTGTAAACATCTTCTTTGCATCTGCTCCAGTCTTAGATAGTATACCTAATCGAGCATCTCCTAGTTGTGTTCCCTGGTGTACCGTTTCACCTGACGCCATAAAAGAAAATCCAGATCGTCTATTCTTTAAATAACACATTCCATAACATCGAGGATCCGCTTTACACGCTTCCCAGAATAAATAGAATAATCTGTTTGATTCTCTGTAATCCGCTCTACCTACATCAATCTTTGAATGTTGCAGGTAAACCCAGTGACTACCGGTAATATAAGTAGCGGTCCCGTTATTCATAAACCAGTAACCGTTACTTCTATGAGTGAACTGTTCCTCGATATGATCAATCCAGCGGTCTTTAAAGAGACTTGCTTGTCTCTCCCATTCAAATATACTCTTAATTCGCGAAAGCTCCTTAGGTTCGTCCTGTGCAGCCCATCTCTGTTCTGCTTTCTTAGTTGAACTCTTATATACGCTTTTAGGAACAGCTGGTATTGCAATAACTAGTCCTTGTATATCAAAGATCTCGCCTATAGTACCATCTTTACTTATAATAATAACGTCGTGGTCTTTATTGTAACCGTATTCCCATTTCTTAGACTTATTAAGCCTTTTAATTTTATTAGCAGGTATAGGAGTTACAACTTTGTATAAAGTTTGCTCATATTTTACCATACTATTTATTTTTCTTATTTCTTTCAGCAAAACCTTTATAGTTACTCTTAACTTCAGGTGTTACTTCATTAATCATGTCTTCTTCTGCTTTAATCCTTCCTAATATTTCAAATGCATCAAAGATAGCTAACTTTTTAGCAGCCGCAGCATTCTTTAGTTTTTCAGCGGATAGCTCATCTTCCATTATAGGGGTTTCTACACCTTCTTCTATTAATGTTCTACCTTCGTTAGCGATAATAGGTGCTTCTGCAACTTTAATCAGTTCTTCAACTGCCTTCATTCCAGCTGCTATTATTCGCGACTTGATCTCTTTTGTATCCATTGTTTATTGTTAGATTATATGACATGATTCGATATAATTTCTTCCCATCTACGTTAAACTCAAACTCACTGCTTGGAGTAAATGCTACTACCTCGTTAATAGCTATAGTATCCTCTTTTGGATCTGGGTAAGCGACAATTCCCCATAAAGGGATTTCAGTGTCACTTTGAAATAATCTTGTTTCTTTAATTGGTTGTACAAAAGTAAATCCTGGGAGTGATTCCCAACCGTTTCCTTTGTCCACCATATATACTTGATCTTCAGGGGCTAAATAAGTGTCTTCGTTAAAATAAGCTCTACTATTTTTTTCTTCTCCCCTTACATCTCTAAACCTTCTGAATATATTGTGATGGATTAATACTTTATGTCCAACTTCTATTCCAGTTTTGTTTCCTATCGCAGGTGTGCTTAATACTATCGCCTCACGATTAACAAATATATGATTTTGCATTTCAGTGTTCAAAATCAATTGCGTTCCATTCACATCTTTGGTATTGTTGTATCTTTTACCAGCAGGTGTAACTAAAAAGTCGTGTATGCTTTTCATCATTCAAAGTCGATGTTATATTCAATGGCAATACCCATATTTTTATTAAAAGATTTCCAACGCTTAACTTCATTAAACTTTCGTATCAAAATTACATACTCAGTTGGTTCTTCTAATATATCAGCAATGAGGTGTCCCCCATATACTTCTTGGCCTACAGCATAATGCATCGCATTACTTTTGTAATCCGTGCCTATACTTATTTTTCTAATTAATGTTGCCATTTTATTTGATTTTATTTAATTATTTATTCTAGTTATTATATCACACTATTTTTTTGATACCTAACTTACCTTGTTGTTTGCTAAAAATCCTTAGTGTTTGTAACTTGCCCTGTTGGAAAAGTGTCCGTTCCTGTAGAATTTATTTTTATACCTATAGTTACTGTGGCTACCCCACTAATTGGAGCACTTACACTATAAGGATTTGTAAAAGCACTTAAATTCCATATATTACCTGGTCCACCAACAGTGTTAATAATTTTAGTATCCCCTACATTAACTGTACTTCCACTATCTGTTACAATCGCCGCAGAGCCTGTAGAAGAGTGGCTAACGTATTCAAACTCTAGTTGTATTGATTGGAAAACCGTAGCGTTACCAACCACGAAATTGTCTCCACTAGTAGTTAATGTTAAAACCGCAGGAGTACCTCCATAATTTCTAAACTCTAATAAGCTAGTAGCCGGCGATGAATAATAAGCCCCATCATAACTTCCAGAGGATGCATCATTCACACAATCTTGCAAATCATCCGTAGTTGGATTAATTTCGTCCACCACGTCTTGTAGTGAATATGTGTTTGTATCTGGTACTGCCATTATTTTTCTAGTTTCTCTAGTCTAGCTTCTAATTCTGCTATCTTAGCGATTAATAAATCCGTATAAGCTACAGACTTCATTCCCTCATCATTTGTTCTCACAAACTCTGGGTGATTCTCTTCTAGCTCTTGTGCGATTACTCCGTATCTTTTTTGACCAGCTTCCTCTTTCATTTCGAAAGTTTTCCAGTCTACATCAATTGTCTTATTATCAACCTCTTCTATATTATCCTTAAGTCTCTTATCCGAAGATAATATAAAGTTAGTTCCTGTAAAAGTACCTGCAGATATTACATTTCCACCATACGGGTTTATGTTTATATCCTTACCACTTGTGCCCGCTTGGTTAGATGCTTGTATATATTGAACACCAGAACCACCTTGACTAAATGTCAATTGAGAATCATTGTTTGTAGAGTTGATTATTTTTAAACCTGCCCTAACATCCGTGTTACCTATATTAACAGCATAAGAAGACTCTGCTCTATTAATGTGCAATTTAGAATCAGGACTAGTTGTCCCTACTCCAAAATCTCCTGAAACATAACTATCTCCATCAGAATCAATTCTAGCTGTTAATGAATTTGAACTATTTCTTAGAAATAAGTTCCCATCACCACCATTAAAGTACAATCCGCTATCTGATGTACTTGAACTATTTCTACCTTGAAAAGCCCATTGTGAAGAAGCCGTCGCTGCACTTACGAAAAACTTAGGAGCAGTTAATGTCCCTGTAGTTGTATCTGCTGTATCACTTCTTAAGTATTTACTTTGAGTTGAGCTAGATGTTAGGTATGTATTTGAATCTACACTACCATCTGCTTTTAAGAATTGAGAACTTGTACCACTATCTTTTACAAATGAGCCTGCTTTAACTGCCTCATAAGCGCCATCGTCACCATTTTTAAAGTGATGTTGATTTACCGCGTTATAAATAGTATTACTGTTATCTGCGTTATCTACATGGATACTAGCAAAGCTATCACCATCTACATCAAAAATTATTTTTTTTTCTTCATTCAATCCTATATCCCCACTTGTGTTAACAGTACCACTATCACCATTAAGCTCCATAAGGGTTAGACCACTTCCAGACCCTAGGTGTAAAGTACTGCTAGCTTGACCATCAAATACAAATGAACTAGTACTCGACTTTATCATGTTTAAAGATACAGACTCTGTTTCCCCAACATCCTTGTCTGAAATTATAATTGAACCAGCACCAGCGGCGGGCCCAGTTACCTGAAGCACGCCGTCAATGTTTAAGTCTGTTAGTATTTTTTTACTAGCCATATTTATTATCCTATTATTACAACTCTATATTGATTTGTTGTAGGGGCAACATTAAATTTAAGAGTTACATTATTTGCATCTGTATTTTCTACCTCACATATTACCATATCACCAGTAGAAGCATCGAATACTTGAGTGGTTACATGTTGCTCTCCCATTGCGTGATTTACAACAATAGTAGTTAATGTACCATTACCAACCGTACCTGAGAACTTTAATGTAGTACTTAAGGTACCAGTGAATCCTAATAAATTTTTAAGATTTGCTGGGGTAACCGCTCTATTTGTTAAAGTTCCTGCGTTAGTCTCTGTGTTTGTAGCTATTTCAATAATACCTTTTACAGTAGTACTTGCATCTGGCTCATCACCAGTGTTAGTCCCAGTTCCAACATTTAATCCATCGATTAAGTCTTTTAAAACTTTACCTTGAGCTGCAGACAACCCTTCAGATGTAGAAGTACTAGTCAATGTATTATTAACTGTAATTCCATCTAAGAAAGCTGACATGTCAATTGTGAACGTAGAAGCATCATCTCTTGTGAATGTTGCTACACCAGTTGAACTATTAATAGCACCGCTTGTAAGTCTAGCTAAGTTACTATCATCTAGGTATAAAGATAAATTAATATCTGTATCAGTTCCATTCTCATCCGTATATGTTAATATGTTAGATGATAATCCTAAACTTGTTACAGTTTCTGCTACATTCACTTGTGCACCTGCTGCAATACCATTTAATTTAGTTTTATCAGCTCCTGTCATTGCACCAGCTAATGAAGTAGTAGCTGCATCTAAAGTAATGTTAGTACCATTTTCAATTGCTACATCAACATCACTTGCATTATGAGTAATGCTTAAGTTGTTTGTTTCTGCACCAAGAGAGTCAATATCTCCTTGTAATTCTTCTAATGCTGCTTGTACATTTGTAGCTGCTAAGTTACCACTTGCACTTGAAGAAACTTCACTTGCATTTTGGTCAGCCTTTGCACCCGCTTCAATACCAGCTAATTTGGTAACTTGTGCTGGAAGCATAACCCCTGCTAAACTCCCTGTAGCTGCTGCTATAGTATCATCCGTACCATCACTTGAGTTAATAGATACTGTACTAGCATTCTCTACTACACTAATGTTAGTTGATACATTACTAGTTATTCCTGCGATTTCAGAAGTGTTAGCCTCTACCTCATCGAATTTAGCTTTTGTCATTACCCCTGCTCTTGTAGTAGACGCTGCTGCTAAAGTTGCATTTGTACCATCACTTGAGTTTACATTTACAGTTGTATTTGTAGTTGTACCTTCTGAAAGGTTTGTAGAGACGTTATGATTGATATCACTTGTCTTTAATGTATTTGCTGCAATCTCATCAAACTTTGCCTTTGATAATAAACCTGCTCTAGTTGTGGATGCACTTGCTAATGTAGCGTTGGTACCGTCACTTGAATTTACATCTACGGTAGTTGCAGTTGCAGTACCTTCACTTAAGTTAGTTGTTACGTTACTTACTAATCCAGAATACTGTGAGTTAGTTGCATTATCACCTGTGTTGGTTCCTGATTGATTATTTACAATAACATGCTCTGCTGGAGAAAGTAATCCCGCGTTAGAGTTAGTTGCTAACGGAATAGTTGAGTTTGTTCCTGTACTGGAAGTTACAACACCGTTTGTTGATGAAGCTGTATAACCTAAGTTTGTTATACCACTGCTTCCTAAGTCGATCCACGCTGAGCCATCGTTATTCCATACATATAATGTATTGTCCGCGGTATCCCAGTATATCTGCCCATCAGACGGACTAGAAGGGGCTACTGCTAAGTTTTGAACTACTGCGTTTAATAGCTGATTTTTAGATAAATCTAAATTCGCTAAATACTTGATTTCTGCCATTTTTTTTAATTTAGTTAAGGTAAGCGGTTCCTGAAAATGCGCCTACAAATGTAATTGTTAAGTTATTAGTATCAATGAAATTTATTTGTCCTAAGACGGTCGTGCCACCAGAATCAACTGAAACTGCACTAGGGTATTTATTTAAGTTATGATTAATTGTCCACACTTGACTAGGTAGCCCTTGGTCGTGCTGAAAAGCAGCTGTTCCTATAGGTGCCCAATTTCCTGTGCTTTGTTGCATCTCCCATCGATCCTCTGTTTCTTCCCAACGAATACCTCTGGAATCTTGATCTCCTCTATTTACAGTAATACCTGCATTTTGTGTAGGAGCTCCTGATAGTCCACTATTTATTAATGGGAATCTATCTTTTATTTCTACATCATCTGATAGGATCGTTTTAGAGCCTTCTGAGACGTTTAATTCACCTGTAGAGGTTAAACCGCCAGTTGTAATGTTATTGCTTGTTACGGAGCCTCTGGTAGTAACTGAATCTAATGTGTCAGCACTACTTCCGCTGAAGTTTGCCATTACATAGTTCGCATCACCGTTAATGTTACCATTTGCTAAAACTACATCCCAAGTTAAATCATTGAAACCTGGATAAGTAGTACTTGGTGTAAGACCAGTCAAATTTGCTATAACAAAGTTGTTTGGTTCGTTTACTTCTACAAATATTACATTTTGTCCTATGATAGCATTTAAGTAATCTATTATAAGTGTTTCACCTATAGTTTTATCAGATATTAAAAATGCATTAAGATTTGCTAAAGGTGTAGCATCACCCCCAAATAAAGGTAATGATACAGATCCTACTTCTCTATCTCCTGCGCTTTGTTGCCACGAAAATACAGATTGCCCTGCAATAGTAACGAAGTCGGTCTCATTAATAAACGAGGCCATTCCTTCAGGGGTAAAGTTTTTAGTCACACTCCCAGCGGAGTCTGTACCGATCCATTTATCCCTTGCAGAAAGCGTGGACGTCTTGACGACGTACGTTTGTATTTTTGGCATGTCTTTTAAGTTTTTTAGTTATTTTCCTATTGCTTTGTACTTCTCTATCCCTCTTGAACCAAAATATGCGATGTAAACACCAAGTAATAACGATTTTAACAATTCAATCCATTCATTAGGCACATCTAGCTCTGCACCGTAATAAAAGTCTAAATAAATTAATATCATTGTCATTACAGTTAAAAATATCAAAGTTAATGGCCTAACGTTCTTAGATAGGTAAGAATCAGACGCCATATCTGATTTCCATCTACTTGAAACACCTTTCATCTCTTCGATGTCTAATTTCATGACTGTTAACGCGAAATCGCGCTCTGCATCAGACATTCCGTTATCTTTATCTGCTATTACATCAATTGCCCCTGAAATGTTCCCTTGTATTAAGTTTGAAACTACAGATGCGCCTTTTGAGAAGTTTATAGTCCTAAGGAAGTTCCCTACCTTTGTTCCTTCGCCTCCGTTCTTTTTTAATTTTGGATTTGTACTCATAATTAATTAAATTTAGCGTGAAGGATCATTTTTCATCCGTTCCATCGCGGTATTCATCACCTTATCGGTGTAAGTCTTATTTTTATAAAAAACGTTACGCTCACTTGACGGTACGTCCTCTTCACCTAGTAAAATTCTATAAATTCTCATAATAAGCTGCTTTGCTTTGAATGAAGTCTTATATATAGTGTATTTTCTCGATGTTCTATTTCGTTCTCTCCAAACGTCTATCCAGCCAGCTTGTCTTAAGCGATCCCAGCGAGCTTTGTCCCAGGAATATATATGTACACCTTTAATGAAGTCATTTCGTGTAAATTGGCCCTCACAATCTAAATAAAGCAGTAATTCTAAATCTGCTTCCTTTATATTATAAGTTTTACAGGCCCACTTGCGAATGAGCCTGTAATACTTGAATAATTGTATTTCTTTTATAGTGGATGCTTCTATTTTCATACACTTTATTTTTCGATAGCAACTAAGTCTCCCAGCTTTAATACTTTGAGGGGTTGGTCGTCTGTCCATCGGACCTCATGACCTGCATGTCTATCATAATGAATGATATCCCCTATTTGGATTTGTACTGGTTCGCCTTGCATTTCTTTGATAACTCGTCCGCCGACTGAAACTACCTTTCCGGTTAGATACCGTAATTCCTTGTCTAACTCCTGTGAAAGCTGCAACCCACCTGCTACCGTATGATCTTTTTTCTTTATTGGGTCTATTACTATGTGAAAGTTTAATGCTTGCATAATTATGATTTAATTTTATTAGATAATATTGCATCGGTAGAAATAATCGTAGTAATAACACTTACTGCGTTCTTTAATGCTGTTTTAGTAACCAATACAGGATCTATAATCCCTGCTTCAACCATATCCACAATTTCGCCGGAAATTACATCTAGTCCTGCTCCTGGTACTGCTTGTAATTGTCCGAGTACTGGATCTGATAGTAATATATCAGCATTAGCTAGTATTGTTTTAAACGGTGCTTGAATTGCCTTTGCAAGTACCTCAGTTCCCAATTGTAAAGGTGCATCGGTATAAGTTAATCCAAAGGAAGCATTTAATAATGCAATACCACCACCTGGTACAATACCTTCTTTAATTGCGGCTTTCACTGCATACATCGCATCTTCTATTCTATCTTTCTTTTCTTTCAGCTCAATCTTAGATTCAGCGCCTACGTTGATGATAGATACAGCTCCTGCTAGTATGTTTATTCTTTCTTCTAATTTCTTTTTAATATACGGATTTTCTTCACTCTTAATCTTATCACGTACACTTTGTATTCTTTCTTCAGTACCTTCTACTTCTT